GTATCTGTTGTATTTGTATCTGTTGTATTTGTATCTGTTGTATTTGTATCTGTTGTATTTGTATCTGTTGTATTTGTATCTGATGTATCTGTATCTGTACTTGTGCTACCACTAAATAAATTTTGTATACATTTTTTGTAAACATAAAATGATATTTCATCAGTAATCAATAAATTATCATCATTACCTGATGCTGGTATTCCTGGATTATTTTCATCTAGTTGGTAATTTTCACCATTAGTTGGTTTATGAAATGGATAACAATACCCACCAAAATTTTTTATCTTATAATTAAATGTCCCGCTTAAAATACCAGAACGTCCTACTCTTGAATTATATACTAAAGGTGCACCTACAAACAATATTCCAGAAATAATTATAAATATATGATAAGTATATACTTCGTAAAAATTAAATATTTGATTAAATTTTTTATTTGATTTATTTTCAACTAAATTATTAACTAAATTATTTTCATTTGAATCATCATACATTATAATTTTAAAGAATATATTATAATTATATAAACTATATTATATCATAAAATATATCATAAAATATAATATAATTATATACTATAATTATAATATGAAATATAAAAATGGAGAAAAAATAATACTAATACTTTTATTCTTATTTGTTATTTTAAATTTTTTTTCTCTAAAAGAAGGGTATGGTAATTATAGTAATAATGTTAATTTACCAATTAACACTACATATTCATGTAAAAATATGTGTGGTCCACATGCAACTTGTAGTTTAACAGGAGAACAATGCACTTCTGATATAGATTGTTATGGTTGTCAACCTAAAAATCAAAATAACAATAATATTTCTAAAGATGTAAATCCGTATAATGATAGTGGAAAGTTAACAGATATGACACCGAATAAATCATTTTTAACAAGTGATATTGGTTCAAGAGCATATTATTTTGATAATAAAATAAATAGTCCAGCTCTATATAATAATAAAGGAATTAATACATGGAGAGAAACATTTGATGAAGAACAATATTTATATAATAAAAGATATAATCCATCTATTTATTATACTCAAACTATACCGAATTATAAAGCAAGACCTACATTAACAGGTGAATTTATGGTTAAAGGTCCAGCAGCATCTAACGCAACATTATAATTTATTTCTTCAAATGTGTAAGTATTTCAAGAAATGTAAGTGTTTTTGTGATGTTGTTCAGAATATAAAATTGATTATTATATACAATTATATACAAATATATATTATAATGAACAAAAAAGGTTATAATTGTTCTATTAATGGTAAAAAATATGAATTAATGATATATAATATAGTTAGAAAATGCAAAATAAATGGAAAACAATTTAATACACAAAAAGAATCTGAATTAGGTGGTTGTAGTTCTAACAATGATATAGAATGTAATATGATAGTTGAACGTGATGTGTCAATTGAAATTAAAAAAGTAAATACTCCTGATTGGATGCAATGTACATTAAAATATGATAATATAGAGAATAAATGGATTGGTAGTCCAAAAAATAAAATACCAGAAACTTCTAAAAGAATATTTGAAAATATTATTTCAACACATATATTATTTAATGGTAAAATACCTCCATTTATGTTGAAAGATATAACACATGAAGAATGGTTAAAAATTAAAAATGAAACAACTGATTATAATGATATTTATATAAAGTGTCAGAATGACACTATAAAACAGTTATATAGTGAAAAAGGATGTTCATATATACAAATATCTGATAAAGGAATATATCATTTGGGAAATGATGTATGTAATTTTAATGTTCCATTATTTATATGTGAACAGCAAATGAGAATAAGATGTAAAATTCATAAAATAAAAAATAATAAAGGATATTGTAAAATATCTGTTACAATTTCATGTCAACCAAAAAATATAAATAATTTATTAAATAGTGATTTCAGTTTAGATAATAAAATTAATTTACCAAAAAATTTAATTTATTCAGATACATAATTATCTAGAAATAATAATAATCTCAGATGATGTTTTAGATGTATTCATAGAATAACTCCAATTTACATCAATAATTATATAATCCTTATACAATTTCCGAATATATTCGCAATTATTATATGTAATAAGCCAATTTTTTTTTGTATTTAATAAATCAAATAATAATTGATGATTAAAATTTTCGTGCATATCTCCATTATTTCCATATAATTTTGATTTATTTTCTAAATAATAAGGTGGATCTAAAAATATGAATGCTTTATTATTATTAAAATTATTTATAAAATCATAAAAATCATAATTATATATATCAATATTTGTAAAATCTAATAGTTCTATTTTATTAATAGAGGATGGTGTAAATCTTTTTATACTAGCTTCTTCTGAAAATCCTCCAGATAATGTTGAACCACTAAATGAACATCTATTTATAATAAAATATTGGATTGATTGTTGAAATACATCATCATTTAAATTCATTATTGTATTTCTATAATCAATAAATTGTTCTTTCGTAATTATTGTAATTTTTCTTAATTCATCACATAATATTTGTTTATTTATTTTTACTTGTTTCCAGAAATTATATAATGGTGTAAATTTATCATTTACTATTAATTTTAATCCGTAATTATTTTGTAAATAAAATTCAAATGACCCTCCACCAAAGAAAGGAGAAATAATTGTATCAAAATTATTTATATCAAAATATTGTAAAAGAATATTGTTAATAATTTTACATGCTCTAGTTTTTCCGCCAGGATATCTAAGAGGTGAAATATTATTTGTATTATTACTAATAATATTTCTTGTATTAATTAATTTTATTAAATCATTTTTACATTTTGATTTACATTTAGTTAATCCTAATTTATTGCAATGTATTAATAATTCTTTTTTGGATAATTTTGTTAATTCCATTTGTTGATATATATTATAATGTAAGTATTTATTAATCAATTTTTATATTAAGTTGCATACAATAATCCACAATTTCCTCCAATAAAATTAACCACATTATATCTTTCTTCAAATAAAACCATATTATAGTAATAATCATATATTCTCCATGTTGGTTTATTAATACCCACAACATTACCAGATTGTGGGTCACAAATAACTAAGCTTTGTGCGTTTGGGTCAATTGGAGGATTGATAGTAACAGTTTCTAATTCGATATTAGAAAATCTGCTCATATTCATAGCACCGCTTGGTTGTAAGTCATTATTAGATGTGTTCATACAAAAATTATATACATATAATCCATTTTTTCCAGAACCATTAGTCCTAGTATATTTCTCTATATAATTATAAACACCAGATGGTTGTTGGTTTTCTCTATAAATGCCATCTAGTAATATTCCCATTGTAACTAATATATCTTTTGTATTTTCAAAATTATAATTTCCAGTAATCATCCACCCGGTTAAAAACCCATCTGTATTTACACCTGGTCCCACTTCTACAACTGTGTTAGAACGTTCAATAGGCCAGGTTCCATTTGTAGGAGCTTGTATTAAATCTTGAGGTAAATAATTATAAGGCCAGTTAGTATAGTTACTCCATTCGTTTCTTAAATTAACATCACTTCTTTGAAAATAAAACATCCAATCAATAATCATTCCGATTGAATCAACAGATGTACGATTTGAACCAGTAATATTATAATATATATCTTCTCTTACTTGTTTAAATAAATATTTTTGTTCTTGTAAAGCAAATAATCGTGATTCTTCGTTTGAAAGAAAAGCATAAGTACAATTTAAATGAATATCTGCGTTCCAAATACTACGTGTATCAGTATATGAGATGACACCTAATTCAACATCAGGAGGTGTTTGTAAAAAGCGATACATTTGCATATAATATAAATTAAAATTGGGAGCTACATAAGGAAAATTATTAGTAGTATCATATACATCGCGTATTTGAAATAATTCTTGTATAGGTCTCATTGTAATATTAATATGTAATTCGTTATATTGTAGAGAAATAAGAGGAAATGCCATTTGAGTTTTTAAATTAAACCAAGCATTTAAAGGAATGTATAATGTGGTTGCTCGTATACTTGGTTCAGCACCAACTGAACTTGTAGTATAATAAGAATTTGGATAAGAATTTACTCTTGTTCCAGAATTTGCTGGATTACATAATTCTGGAACATTTCCAATCATTTTAAAAAACAATTCTTTTTTTTCTGTAGAGAAATCTCTTAAAACAGAATTTAATATATATGCTCCAGAATATTCTTGAATAGTTTGATTCCCACATGTAATTGTTACTTTAGAAATCATTTGAGCTCCCAAATATTCAATCCATTTAAATTCATAAGGAACCCATTGTTCTCCATTTTCTTCAGTTGGTGGAACTATACTGCTCCAAATATTAGGTAATTCTACAGACAAATAACAATCCATTAGTAAATCAGCATATCGTGGTATTTTAAATGTAAAATTTGATTCTTCAGTTAACCTTAACGTTTTAGACCCATCAAAATCCACTCTAAATTTTTGTAAACCAAAATTAGTATATTTAGAATAGGTAGACTTAAAAAAAGTTTTAGACGGGTTACCATTTAAAATAATATTCTGTTGTCCTTCGCTTACTAATTGCATTAACCCTCCTGGCATATCTAATATATAATATATTTATTATTTAACTTTATTGTGAATAAAAGAATAAAATAATCATTTATATTAATAAATGGATAAATCAATTATTATTGGTATAATAGTGTTAATAATAATTATTGTTATAATTATTATTGCTGTAACTACATCAAAAAAATCTTCACAATCTTCACTATCATCACAACCTAACCGAATGATAAGTCCTATGAGTTTCTCTGCTCCTGTTATAAATGTAGATGATTCAAATCAAAGTTCAACAACTCAAACTTCAACAGACCCTACTGGTTCAGGACTAGATGGAACATACGCAATAAGAGATTATTACATATATTCATCATACAATTCTTGTAATAACGACAAAACAACTTCAAATAATAATGTAGATACACAATCATTAAAAAATGTTATAGCACAAGGTGTAAGATTTTTAGACTTTGAAATATATTCATTAGACAATCAACCAATAGTAGCTACATCAACAATTCCTAATAATTATTTTATAAAAGAATCAAACGACTCAATTCAATTTAGAAATGTGTTTGAATCAATTATTAATACAGCATTTAACATTTCAACAGCACCAAATCCAACAGACCCATTATTTATTCATTTGAGGATACAAAGCACAAATCAAACTATGTTTTCTAATATGGCATTAATATTTAAGAATTATGAAAGTAGTGGTTATATATTAGGACCACAATATAGTTTTGAATATCAAGATTGTAAAGATAATAATAATAAATTAGATTGTTCAATAAGAAATATTAGTTCTCTACCATTAAATATGTTTAAGAATAAAATAATATTAATGATTGACAAACAAAATACAAGTGTATTAGATAATTCAGATTTAATGGAATTTTGTAATTTGATGACAAATTCAATAAATTGTAGATTAATAACAAATTATGAGATGAAAAATTCACCAGACCAAAATGAATTAATTGATTTTAATAAAAAAAGTATGACAGTTGTTACACCAGATATAGGAGCAAATTCAGGAAATCCAAATATTTTAACAGCAAACTTATTAGGAATCCAATTTACAGCAATTAATTTTTCAAATAAAGATGCGGTATACGCAAATACATTTAACTTTTTTAATGATAGTGGAAACGCATTTATATTAAAACCAGCTGATTTGCGTTACACGCCATTATATATCCAAGTACCAAATAATCCTCCACCTACTTATTCTTTTGCTCCTAGACAAGCAAGTGGTAGATATTATAATTTTAATATATAAATAATATTTTTATATTATATGAAGCCATTTAAATGTGATAAAGGATTAACCCTTGAAGATTGTGAATTAGCAATATTGCGTATGGCGGTAGACAAAGCTGAAGAAAAAGAAGGAATCGCAATTGTAAATTCACCAGAAGTAAAAAAAATAATTAATGTAGTAGAAGAATTTTTAAAGAAGAGAAAATTAATTGCTTATGGTGGTACAGCAATTAATTCTATTCTTCCGATAGAAGACCAATTTTATAATAAAAACACAGAAATACCTGATTATGATTTTTTTTCTCCTAACGCACATCAAGACGCAAAAGATTTAGCTGACATTTATTATAAAAATGGATTTCAAGAGGTAGAAGCAAAAAATGGAATTCATGAAGGAACATATAAAGTGTTTGTAAATTTTATACCTGTTGCTGATATAACATTTTTAAATAAAAGTATTTTTCAAGTATTACAAAAAGAGGCAATTAGTAAAAAAGGAATATTATATGCGCCTCCTAATTTTTTAAGAATGTCAATGTATTTAGAATTATCCAGACCTGCTGGGGATGTAAGCCGATGGGAAAAAGTATTAAAGAGACTAACTTTATTAAATAAAAATTTTCCATTAAAAGCAAATGATTGTTGGAAAATAGATTTTCAAAGAAAAATGGAGAATACAGAAAATATAAATATTTATGATGTAATTAAAAATACTTTTATAAAAGAAAATGTTGTATTTTTTGGAGGATTTGCTATTTCTCTATATTCAAGATATATGCCAAGTAAATTAAAACATAAATTTAAAAAAAATCCAGACTTTGATGTATTATCTATAGAACCATTAAAAACAGCCAATTCAGTAAAACATGCATTAGATAATATAGGCATTCAAAATGTATCTATTGTAAAAAGAGAAAGTATTGGTGAGATTATTTCTCTACATTATGAAATAAAAGTAGAGAAAGATACTGTTGCTTTTATTTACGAGCCGATGGCATGTCATAGTTATAATATAATTAACATAAATAATCAAGCGATTAAAATCGCAACTATAGATACCATGTTAAGTTTTTATTTGGCATTTTTATATTCAAATAAAGATTATTATGATATAAATAGAATATTATGTATGTCTCAATATTTATTTAAAGTTCAACAACATAATCGGCTTAATCAAAAGGGATTATTAAAAAGATTTAGTATAGAATGTTATGGACATCAAGAAACATTAGAAGAGATGAGAGCTAATAAAAATAAATTATTCTTATCTTTAAAAAATAAAAAAAATACAAAAGAATATGAACTCCATTTTATGAGATATAGACCTGATAATAAAATAATAAACGCTCGTCAAGAAAAAAGCTTGTCAAAAAAAAAATTATCAAAAAAAAAATTATCAAAAAAAAATATAACTAAGAAAAATAAAAAGATGTAGTTTATTTATTAAATATACATATGATTTCACAAAATTATTTTTGAAAATTAATCTGAATAATTACATTCTTTTTCGTTAACATTAATAAATAATGATAATATATAATAAACAATTCCAAACAAAATACTCATAAATAAATTTCCATAAATATTAATATTTCCATCTTTAAAAAATAAAATGGGAATATATGTTATTAATAATTTTTTAATATATGGTAGTTGTAATAAAAAATAAAAAGTAGACAATAATAATGCCATTTGAATTTCATTATAGGTATTTTCAAACATGTATAAATAATTTTTTGATTTATTATCTCTAAAGTTATGTTCTTCAATATCTTCATCTTCAATAAAATTTGTATTATTTGAAGGAGGAATATATTCTTGTTGAATTTGACAATCTAATTGTTGAGTTTTATGTATTGGTAAATCTCTTGATTGTAGTTGGGTAGCTCCTGAAACGCTCGCTTGTTGAATACCCGAAACAAGTTGATTTATAGTTGTTTGGTCTAAAGCTATACCTGTGTTTGTTGGAATAGAATTTATTGGAGTATTTACAGGATTTAATTTTGTATCTTGACCTGCAATATTATCTGTTATACTAAATTGAATATTTTGATTTGATTGTGGTAAATCAAAAATATTGGTTGTTCCAGAAGCCATTTATATTTATAAATGAATTATAAATATAATTATGACGAATTCGGTGTTATTAATACATCTTTTTTACTATCATCGCATTTAGTTGAAACTAAATTATATTTATAACATTTACCATCTTGTTTATATATTTTGTTCTCTACTTCATTTAAATCTGGAGCATAAAAAATAATACACTCATCATCTTTACAAACTTCTCTAAAAATAGTAGCCAATCCTAACCCTAATAAAATAGATACAACATATTTTCCAGTATTTGATTTTACAAATTTTGATATATTTATTGTCATATAATTTAAGTATAAAAAATTTTATAAAATAATAATGATAATATATTATATTTAATTTTTAAAAATTGAATATAATTTTTGTTTCTCTACAATTATTACTTTATAAAATGGAAGAAACAATTGAAAATAAATATTGTTTTGAATGTGAAAAAAGAGTGGGTAAAAAAGAAAAAGGTCCGACAGAAGAAAAAGGAAAATGGATATATTATAGAGAAACTTATAATATTTTATTTCAATCATTTGATGGCGTTTCTATTTATATTTGTTTGGATTGTGAACCTAATCCAGAACAATGGGAATGTAAAATATGTAATAAAGAATATGATGTTACAACAGAATTTTGTGATGAGAATGGAATTAGAAAATGTCCGGATTGTATTATAAATAATTTATCTAATATAGATTGTCAATGTAATGTATGTAGAGAAATTTATGAATCTAATATTATTATATTAAAATAATATATATGACTACATTAATTATTCCTGTTCCTATAACACAAGATAGTTCTATTAATATAGACGATATGTATCTAGCATTTGAAGAAATAAATAACAAAATTTATACAAGATGTAAAACAAAATATATTTTTTTAAAAAAAATAGGATTAAATATGTTTTCTCTTGAAATTAAATATACTGATTCGCCTAATAATTATATAATTTATTTTTCATTACAAGATAATAAAATTTATTTTCAGCCTTATATGTCTAACAAATCAGACATATTGTTATATTATATATTTTTAAAAATAACATCTGTTTTAATTAATTATAAGACTTATGTATATGTGTATAATCTGTATAATGGTTCACAAAGTTATAATATTTTTTTTGAATTATTAAATATTGTTAAAATGAAAAATTCGTCAGTTATTTATTCAATTTTACATGAAGAAAATAAACCATATCTTGAATATTTAATAACAAAAAATATAATTAAACAAACCGAATCATCTGATAGTGATATTCATATAACAACAAAAGGGAATAATAGTATAACATTAAAATCAACAAATAAATATGTTTTAGATAACACAGAAGATTTAGGTTTCTTAAAAATGTATAACAAAACTATAACTAATTCATATTTAATAGAAAATAAAAGTATTAATGTTTTTTTTAATATAGAAGGTCTGAATTTAGATGAACTACTAGATGAACTTATAAGAGATATACGTTGTAAATCAAAAAGAAAAAAAATAAGGTTATCAAAAACACAAAAACATAAACCTTTATCATTTGAAAAAAAACGTAGAAGTTTTAAATCAGTAACAAGAAAAATTAAAAGTAACAATTTTGCTTCTATTACAAGAAGAATAAATTCTCAAAAAATACCTTTTGAAAGACCGGTTGATATACCAGTTTTCAATAAACAAGATATTAATATCGGATTATTGATAGTTAACGCTCATGGAAATATTTCTATTAAAACAACACCAGAAAATAAAATACATCTTCAAATAGTAGATATTCCAGTTGGACCTACAAAACTATATTATAAATCTATTACTTTACCTGGTTATGAGAATTATTTTCAAACAGAAATTCAAGATATTAAACGTTCATTCAATAGTGAAGAAAATGATTATGAGTATGCTGGTGATTCACTACTTTCTGAAATAAGGTCGGTTAGTCAGGAACAAAATGATAATTATCATGATATTACAAATAGCCATTATAGAAATATTTTTGAAAAATGTTTTAAGAAAAATCCATTAACATTTGATAAAATATTCTATTCGTGTGGAAATAAAATTATAAATAAATATTTAAGAAGTCGTATGAAACATTATCCAATTTTACGTAAACAAGATAAAAAAAAAATAGATTATTCAAAATTAAATAAAAGTACAGGTCCCGGTCCAATTAATATAATATTAGATAAAATGTTAAGTGTTGGTGCTGATATGAAAGAAAATCTTAAAATTATATTTATAGTTTATAATAATTCAACAAAACAATTTGTAAGATACAATTTATCTTTTATTATATTAACAGATGATGTAGATAATACACAATTAAAGACAATAATTACATTAGATGATTATAATACAAATTTAAAGTTTGCATTAATTAAATTTAAAAATAGAGGATATATTAATTTATCTTCAGTTATTGAATTAGTACTAAATTATAAATACGGTTTGAAATCATTATATGTGTATGATACCAGTTGTAGTAACTATAATCCTATTCATAGAGATAAAATAGATGATAGATTAGATGAAATAGATGAAATGATTGATGCATTACCTGATACTATTGGAAAATAATTATTGTTGGAAAATAATTATTGTTGAAAAGGAATAGTAGAGAAATCACCATTTTCCGGACATGGGACTTCTTTTGAAACGAATGAGAAACAATTCTCAGCTACATCTTTATATTGAATTTTTGTTATATTTTGTGGTGTAGGATATACTATTATTTTTTTATTTTCAGAGCCAATCATATAAACGAAAAATAATCCAATTACAAAACTAGCAATAAACATTTTTAATGAAATAAATTTGAACATAATTATATTTAATGAATATAATTATATTTACGAAATTATTGTAATTCACTTCTAATATACATTATATTATTTGCTGAATTAGTATTATCATTATATTTTAATTTCGCATTTTTAGTAGCTTTTAATATCTTTTTTATTTTTTCATTTGTATTAAATTTAGTTTGTTGTGCTATAAACAATTCATATTTTTCTCTGAACTTATATTTATCTTTTTCTTTTACATCATCTGGTAAAAAGAAATCATCATCTATTTCTATTCCTTCTGGTCTTATTCTTATTGGTCCTTTTTCTTTATCATTATATATTCCAGTTGTTCCAGCATATTTGGCTAAAGTAGCATTTTCAGAAATAATTAAATCAGGATATCCTTCAACTGGTTCTCTATAATCTAGAGAAAATACATTATAAAATTGTGGATTATTCTTTTTAAACTTAGATGCTTGATAATAATGTTCTATTGTTTTCCATGTTTTTCCATCTAATACATATTCACCAATTCCATAATTAGATAAATGATATCTCCAATTTTTTACTTTACTTAATTTATCAAATCTTCCTTCTTTTTCTGATGGTATTCTTTCTCCGGGTGCTTTTCCTGGTAAAGCATCTGTTGTTTTTGTTGTTATTACAAATTCTATTTCTTTATCATAAAAATCACCATTCTCTACTATTGAAGGAATTCTATCTATTAAAGTATAAATTGGATCAATTAATACTTCTTCTTCTTCCAACTCTTGTTCTTCTTCCAACTCTTGTTCTTCTTCCACCACCTTTTCTTCTTGTTCTTGTTCTTCTTCCAACTCTTTTTTATCTAATTTTTTTTCTATATCTTCATCGTTAATTTCTTCGGCATGAATAATATCGGTATCTTCTGTAATAGTTATTTTTGGTTGCGGAATATAACCTTCTTCATCTGATTCTGAATATTGTTCCCATAAAGCTTCTTCTTTTTGAGAAGTTGTTTTTAATGATTTTGATTTTGATTTTGATTTTGATGATTTTAATGATTTTGATTTTAATGTTTTTGTTTTTGATTTTCTTGGAGATGACGAAGATAATTTTTCATTTGTAATTACTTCTATGGGTAATGTAGAGAATTCATTAGAATATATATCATATTGTCTAGGTATTTGAATTAAATAAAGTGTTTTTTCTTTTTCATCATATTCAACAGAAGGATTAACATATTTTAATAACATAATTTTTTCTAATAATCCACGTTCTTCGCTGTCAATATTGGATAATATTTCTACAAAAATATTTACAGCATCATCTAAATCTTCAGTATGTTTTTCATTGTTATAATTTATAATATCTCTTTTTATATTTAGTATTTGAATATATAAATCCGACTCGAGTTTTTTTAAATTATCATAATCACGTTGGTTCTCTATAATATCAGAATACAACTCCATAAAAACTTTTAATTCTAATGTATAAATATTAAAGTCATTCATTATTTTTTCAAATTTATCAGTTTTTTCTGGATTGACATATCCAAATAGAATGTCATTTTTATATAAAATAATTTTTAATTTTAGTTTCTCTATTTGTTGTTTAAGTAGAGAAATTTTGTCACGAAAATTTTCTATTTTTCCTGTTAGAATTTTTATTTTTGTAGAACATGATTGTGATGATTTACATTCAGCAATTAATGTTTTATTTCCATTAATACAAAGTGTTTTAAAAATAGTAGAACCTTCATTTCCACAAAAAATACATTTGTTTTTTTTTGTCATTTCATATTTGGATTTTAATTTATAATAATTATCTATAGCTGATAAAATCGGTTCTGATTTATATATTTTTCCCATTTCTTGTATGTTTTGAATAGTTTTATCTAAATTAGCAATTTCTTCTTCCATATATTTAATTATCATTTAAATATCTGTCATTAAAGGCAATCCAGTTATAAGAGATTCAGACATTTTTAATTTTGCGTCTTGATAATTTTTTATTTTGGATAATATATAATGTTGTTTTTCTCTATTTTTTGCTTCTTTTTCTTTAGGTGTTAATTTTTTTTTATATTTGATAGTTAATACTAGTAATACTATAATGGTTAATCCAATTCCTAAAGAAACATTAACTATTTTATTATGATATTGTTCTTTAAAAGAGTGACACTGTTTTAATGTTTCGTTTACATAATATTTCATTCCAGGTTCAACTAAACTCATTTATTTATTATGTTATAATATCAAAATAAATTATCCGTAATATCTATAATATGTCATCACTTTCAACGAATGGATTAAGTGCATTGTATATTATTACAATTATCTATATTATTGCTTTGTATTTATCAGAAAATAGTAATCCAGGAAAAATAAATATGATTGAACCGATTGGATTATTTGTAATTATGATATTAGAATTTTTTATTGGGTTCACAATTACAACAAATACATTAACTATATTTTTAGCAGTATTTGTTACATGGGTAATTATATTTCTGCCTACTTTATTAATATACATGGGACCTTTAAAAGCTATGTATGTTGATGAATTAAATTCTATATTTTCAAATGTAATTGGATACTTATATGTTGCGAATAAAGCAAGTGGAATCTTATCAAAATTAATGACAGAAAAAGATACGGGT